CTAACAAAATATAAAGGTTAAAAAGCGCGAACGCGGAGGTACGACAAGGCCAAGTAATTAACAAAAAAAAATTTGGACAAGTCAATTAAAAAAACAATATTTACAAAGTAAATTAAAAACTATGCCTATATTACCATTAGCAGCAACAATATTGCCACCAGTAATGACAGCAATTACAAATAGGCAAAACAGAAAAAACGCATTAGAAGATTGGAACAGACAAAATGCATATAATCATCCATCACAACAAATGCAACGGCTTAAAGAAGCCGGATTAAATCCAAATCTTGTATATGGTGGCGGAGCCACAACAACAGCACAACCGGTAAGGAATACGGATATGCAAGTACCTAATATAGATCCACAAAAAATACCAGAAACGATTGGAGCGTTTCAAAGTGTAAAAAACCAACAACTTGAGTATTCAAGGATACAAAAGGCAATGGAACTTCAAGATGCACAAAAAAAGAATATAGAAGCAAACACGTTAAGTACACTAGCAGGAACAGATTTAAAACGTGTAGACCTTATAGGAAAAAATATAATGAATCAATTTTTACCTGAGGTATATCAATCTAATATAGCAAAAACAAAAGCAGGAACAGAAATAGCCGTTTCACAGAATGAAATGGAGAAACTTATGTTTCCTAACAAAGTTGATAAAGTATTAGCAGAAATAGCAAATATGAAAGCTAGAACTGGTATGATACCATTTCAAAAAGAACAACTTTTGCAAAATATTAAATCAATGCAACAAAGAATGAATTTTTTTGGATTAACAGAATCACAAAAACTAGAAACAGGAAAAATTCTTCAAGAATCAGCATTAATTAAAAATCTTATTCAAAACAAACAAGTAAGAGGTCAAGAGTTACAAAACGAATTATTAGAAATAAAAAAAGGCTTTAAAGCCGCTGGATTATCAGAAACACAAAGTTCAGATTTAGTAAAACAAATTCTTTCAATAGTAGATTTCTTTTAAAACAAAAACAAAAACCATGTACAAAAAACGAAGGGGTTATTCTTCCCGAAAAAGAAGTTATGGTAAAAGAAGTAGAACAAAAGCAAAACGCTCTTATTATGTATCAAGAGGAGGGATAAGACTATGATACTAGATTTAAGAAACGAAAATACCGAAGTATATGTATATGACTTCGAGGATAAAGTGGAAATAACAATTATGGACCATGACACACAAGAAAAATGCATTATTAAAATGCCAACAAAGATTGTAGAACTCTTTAAAAAGTATATCAATGAAACCGAATCTGTTTAACAGTATTAAATTAATGAAGCCGAAAAAAAATGTTTTCGACCTCACACACGACGTAAAGTTATCTTGCGACATGGGTAATCTAGTACCAATTATGACACTAGAAGCAGTACCCGGAGACAAGTTTCAAATTTCAGCAGAATCTCTTATCAGATTTGCACCAATGACAGCACCTGTTATGCACAGAATGGATGTATCAATGCATTATTTTTTCGTACCAAATAGGATTTTATGGCCTAATTGGGAAAAGTTCATTACAAACGAAGACAGTGGCATTGTATCTCCATATTTCAATTATAATAGTGCATATCCTGCAGGAAGTCAACGATTTATGGATTATTTAGGAGTTCCTCCACCATTGTCGGGAGCTTCTGCACAAATTAGTGCAATACCTGCAGCTGCATATCAATGTATTTACAACGAATATTATAGAGACCAAAATCTTGTAGCTCCTGTAGATTATAAACTTATAGATGGAGACAATTCAGCAAATACTGCAGCATTAACAGCATTACGTAAAAGAGCATGGGAACATGATTATTTTACAGCATCATTACCATTTGCTCAAAAAGGTTCAGCCGTCGATATACCATTAGGAAATATTTCAGTACCATATACAAAATTAGAAGGTACAACACAAGCCGGTCAAACCGGTTCATCCACCGGTGTATTTGCAGTTGGTGGTTCATATTTTCCAATAGATGACGCACCTTCTCCATTACAGCCTGGATTATACATGCCTAATATAAATGCAGACGTAGACCCAACAACAATTAATGACCTTAGAAGGGCATTTAAACTTCAAGAGTGGTTAGAGAAAAATGCAAGAGGTGGTACACGTTATGTTGAATCAATTCTCACACATTTTGGAGTAAAAAGTTCAGACGCAAGGCTACAAAGACCAGAGTATATTACAGGAACAAAAACACCTGTTGTAATTTCAGAAGTATTAAATACAACCGGTAGTTTTGAAGCAGGTGACCCAGCGAACCCAACATCAAGTCCACAAGGAACAATGGCCGGACATGGATTAGCAGTAACATCAGGTCAAGGAGGTTCATATTATTGTGAAGAACATGGTTATATCATAGGCATTATGTCTATTATGCCTAAAACAGCTTATCAACAAGGTATACCACGTACATTTCTTAAATTTGACAATTTGGACTATTTCTGGCCAACATTTGCAAATATTGGGGAACAGGAAGTACAAAATCAAGAGCTATATGCTTATACTGGAACCGCTACTAACACATTTGGTTATGTACCGAGGTATTCAGAATATAAGTATATGCCATCAAGAGTAGCAGGTGAGTTTAGAACAAATTTAGATTATTGGCATTTAGGTCGTATATTTAACACACAGCCTGCATTAAATCAAACATTTGTAGAATGTGCACCTGAAAATACCAAACGTATATTTGCAGTAACAGACGAAGAAACTGACAGCCTTTATTGTCATGTTCTTAATAAAGTAAAAGCAATTAGACCAATGCCAAAATATGGTACACCAATGATTTAACAATGTCCACTAAATGCATTACACCATTTTATGTCAAGGACAAGTTTACACATGAACAAATACCCGTCCCGTGTTCGAAGTGCCCTCCGTGTATGCGGAGGCGCACCTCGGGATGGAGTTTCAGATTAGTAAAAGAAGGAGAACGTGCAAAAACAGCAATGTTTGTCACATTAACTTACGATACAGACCATGTACCAATAACAAATAAGGGATACATGAATTTAAAGAAAACAGATGTACAAAAATTCATGAAAAGACTACGAAAATTATCAAATGAAAAACTTAAATATTATGCCTGCGGCGAATACGGTACGCAAAAAATGCGTCCACATTATCATATTATTATGTTCAATGCCAATGCCGAAATGGTTAACCGGGCTTGGGCTCTTGATAATAAGAGTATTGGTAATATATACATTGGTACAGTTAATGAGGCTTCCATCGGATATACACTTAAATACATGACAAAACAAGGTAAAATACCACAACACAAAAACGATGATAGACAAAAAGAATTTAGTTTAATGTCTAAGTCATTAGGTTCAAATTATTTAACTACAGCTATGATAAAATGGCATAAAGACGATTTAAAAACTAGAATGTATGTACCTATGAAAGACAACAAAAAAATCGCAATGCCACGATATTATAAGGACAAAATATATAATGAACAAGAAAAAACAATAGTAGCCAATTCAATTAAAGAATTATCAGAAAAAATACAAGAGGACGAAATGCAAGAATTAGGAGAACAGTATTATTCAATTATGGCAGAACGCCACATACACGCATTTAAAAAAATGTATAAAACCGCCGAAAACGGCAGAAACACAATCATATGAAAGTAAAAAACATGTATTCAAATCAATTATTTGAAAATCAATATGAAACAAATAATGAGCCATCGCTAACAATTCCAGACCAAACAATGTCAGTTAGGGAAATATTAACGCGATTTAGTCGCGGATTACCTATAGATCAAAAAATACCAACATATAACGAATCAGAATCAGATGAATACATTCCAGACCCACGTTATATGGACCTTGCCGAAAGACAAGAATTATCAGAAATATTCAAAGAAGAACTTAATTTCTATAAGGAACAATCTCAAAACAATCAAACAATCAAATCGGATGTCCAAAGCGAAGCGCAATAGATACAAAGAAAAAACCTCAACAAGTTTACTTGTTGGGGCTTTTTTACGAAGACAACCGAAGGGCGTCAGCTTCGGGACAAGTCCCGAAATAGCACTAATACCCTTGATATATTAGTGCTAATTGACACTAACAAATCTGAAGAGGTCAAAAAGTGCGGAGAAGGAGGAACGACGCCGACAAAAGTTTGACAAAAAAAGATTTGGACAAGTCAATTAAAAACACAACATTTACAGAGTAAATAAAAATAAGAGACATGGACCCAATGACACTTATGGCTGCTTCTGGAGCAGCAAACACAATTCTACAACCCGTT